TAAACCATCAAGTGGTAGGAGGGATGAACCAATCCACAGTATCTCCAAACAGTATAGCATACAGACCTTGGAGAGGGTCTATAAACACTACTACTTTATAATACGAGGAAGGAAATGGAGCGGAAGCGGCTCTGACCTCCGGGGAAAGCGTTTCCAAAGGCGTCCTGACGGTCAATGCCAATAAGCTGGCGGCAGCCACTTCCGGGATGCTCACCTATCTTTGCTATATCAGCTATTACGACTCGGAGACGAAGAACACGGTCAATATCTCCGCTGATATCACCTATACGCTGATCCGCAACGCACAGAACGCCAAGCTGGCCTATCTGTCTGCGGGCACCTACGTGTTTAAGTATGATTCCAATTCCTCTCTGGTTGGGGCCAAGCAGGCTACCCTGACGGCGCAGGTGCAGGGAGTCACCATTACAGCATGGCAGTATAAGGACAGCACCGGGGCATGGAAAGATTATCCCACCACATCAGACAACGCCAGCATTTCCGGCGGCACTTTGGTGGTCAAACCAGAACATGTGGTGTTCTTTAACGGAGTAGCCCAGATCAAGCTGGCCACCGATGACCCGGATGTGTATGATACCACTTCCCTGACAAAGATCTATGACGGTTCTCAGGGGGAGCCGGGTGCGGCAGGAACGGGCGGGCTTTCCGTCATCCTTGGAAATGAGGCCCAGAATATCGCTTGTACTTCCGGAGGGCTGGTAGCGGCGGCTACGGAGGTGACCATTCCCTTTATGGGTTACTTGGGCATCAATCAGACCGCCTGTACCTGCACGGTGGGGACGCTGCCCTCCGGTGTGACGGTCAAAAGCAATACCGCAGCGACCGCTTCCAAGGCCGGATCGGTGGTGCTGACTTTTGCCGCCAATGCGACGCTCGGCGGTGCAACCGTCCTGAATGGCACGATTGACCTGACCTTTACAATCTCCGGGGCCTCTGTGGTGAAGAAGTTCGCATGGACGAAGTCAAATAAGGGCAGCAACGGAGCCAGCGGTGCCAATGCAATCGTATTCTCTGTGTATGCGCCGGAAGGCACTGTTGTCATTAACCAGTCCGGCAGCCTTGCGTTGGCGGCAGTTGGCTATGACGGCGCTTCAGAGATTACCACGGGAGCTACCTACCAGTGGGCGAAATACACAGGTGGTGAGTGGGAGAATATCACAGGAGAAACGTCCTCCACCCTGTCGGTATCAGGGGCGGATATCGTGAACATCCAGTCCTACCGCTGTACCATGACCTATAAGGGTAATACCTATGAGGATGTGATCACGGTAGAAGATAAATCCGACCCTTATGTATCGGAGATGCTTTCCATCGGAGGTTTTACGGTCAAGAACAATCTCGGCGGTGTGGTGCCTTATGTGATCGTCCGTACCAACCAGAAGGAAGTCGATCCGCTGCTCGGCAGTATCTCGGAGACGGTTCCGTCCAATCCAGAGGAAGGTGACTTCTGGTATCAGGTGGATCATTCTGCACAGACGGTTACGCTGATGAAGTATTCCGGCTCGGCTTGGGCGGCTGCGACAGAGAAACAGTCGTTGACCTACACATGGTATGCGCAGGACAAGGATGGTCATGCGACAGAGTTTGATAAGGCCGGGAAGGTGATTTACCTTTCCGCAGCGGATATTGACAGTATCCTGACGCTGCAGTGTGATGTATCCAACTGACCGGAGGTGATCGCATGGCGCTTATAACCAGCTGTCAGGCAACCTTCCAGAATTTCTCCGGTTATGAGGATGACCTTGCCTCCTTGGAGGAAAACATCCGGGAATGCTACTCCGAGATCACGAAAACCTCGGAACAGATCAATATGTCCGTCCGGGAGGAATTCATTTCCCGCTCAGAAATGGAGACGATCCAGAAGGATTTTGAAACCAGCATTACTCAGAGCAGCACAGAAATCCGGATGGATTTCACTACGATTACGGACGAAATCAAGGAAAATGTCTCTACGAACCAGTTGCTTTTAGAGGAATATATCCGGTTTAAAGGTGCTTTGATTGAACTGGGAAAAGTCGGGAACGCCTTCACAGCAGAACTATCCAACGAGGAACTGGCCTTTAAAGAGAATGGGCAGAAGATTGCCTATATCTCCAACCAGAGCCTTGTGATTACCAATGCGGAGATCCGCAACAAGCTATCCCTCGGCAATGAAAGCCGGGGGTGGTTTGATTTTATACCGAGAACCAATGGGAACCTTTCGATTAAATGGAGAGGTCCCGTCTAAGATGCTGAGAAACGGAAGGGGTGAGAACGATGGCATCCAGCGGCAGTTTTTCCGGTTCCATCCGGGACGGCCACTATAAGCTGCGGGTGGACTGGTCGCAGAGCAAGAATGTCTCTGCCAATACGTCTACGGTTACCTGTAAGCTGTATCTGGTGAATGACTGGAGTCTGAATATCAGTGGGCGAAGCGACAATACCTGCACCATTGACGGATCGGCTCAGACTTTTTCCTCCCCAGCGATTAGTACCACGGGGACACATTTGCTGGGAACGGTATCACGGACAGTCAATCATGCCAGCGATGGCAGCAAGTCCTTAACGATTTCTGCTGTGTTCCAGATCCGGGCTACTCTGAGCGGAACGTACTATGGAACCATCTCTGCCAGCGCCAACATCACGCTGGACAGTATCCCCCGTGCCTCCAGTGTATCTGCTACGAATATGACGATGGGGTCTGCCGGTACGATTACGATCAGCAGGGCATCTTCTTCGTTTACCCATACGCTGACCTATTCCTTTGGAAACACCAGCGGGACGATTATTACCAAAACGACAGCCACTTCGGTCAAGTGGACGCCAGCTCTTTCGCTGGCCAGCCAGATCCCGAATGCGATCAGCGGTACCTGCACAATCACTTGCACGACCTATAACGGAAATACGAATATCGGTTCCAAGACCTGCACATTGACGGTCAGTGTCCCGGCCAGTGTGAAACCCACCATTTCCAGCCTGACCGCCTCCCGGATTGACGGGGAGGTACCCAGTGCGTGGGGCATTTATGTGCAGACGAAATCGAAGGTCAAGCTGACCATCAACGGGGCGGCTGGAAGTTATGGCTCCACCATCAAGTCCTACTCCATTACCGGCGGTGGGTACAGTGGTTCCGCTTCCACGCTGACCACAGGCTTTCTCAATAATTCCGGGACGATCACCTTTAAGGCTACGGTGACGGATTCCAGAGGCCGGGTATCGGCGGAGGCGTCCGTTTCCATCACGGTGACCGCTTATTCCCCACCATACTTCAACTCTTCCCTGTCCCAGCGGTGCTTAAGCAATGGGACGCTGGATGATGACGGGACATACATCCATGCGCTGGTATCCTTTGGCTATTCCACCTGTGGCGGGAAGAATACCCTCAAGACTTCCGTCCAGTACAAGCAGGTTTCAGCAGAGCAGTGGACGGACGCCGGGGTGACTTTTGCCTCCAATACTGCATTCACCTATGGCCGGGGACAGATCTCTACGGAGACCTCCTATGATGTGCGCTACACCTTGGAGGATGCGTTTTCCACCATCTCCGTGCAGGAGATCGTCTCCACGGCTGCCGTGGTCATGGACTTTAAGAGCGGCGGCAAAGGCGTGGCGATTGGAAAAGTTTCAGAAACCGATAACACCTTTGAGGTGGCCGAGAACTGGGATGTGAAGGTCTACGGAATGTTACTGAAAGAATATATTCAGCAGTTTGCCAAAATGATGTATCCGGTAGGCAGTATCTATATGAGTGTCACTTCTACCAATCCCGCTACTTATTTTGGAGGTACTTGGGTGGCGTGGGGCAGCGGCAGGGTGCCGGTAGGAATTAACACATCGGATAGCAACTTTAATACGGTGGAGAAAACAGGCGGAGCATCGGCGGTCACACTGACTGCCAGCCAGATGCCAAGCCATACACATACGTTTACCGGAAGTTCTACCACGACCAACAGTGCAGGCGGCCATACGCACAATATTGGTCGTGATACAGATGGAGGTGCAGGCAGCAGCCGCTACACAGTGCATAGTGCAGGAACTTCTGGGGCACAGGCTGCTTCCCCGACCAGTAGTGCCGGGGCGCATACTCACTCACTGACTCCAAAAGGGAAAAATGCAAATACGGGAGGTGGTGGCTCCCACACCAACCTGCAGCCCTATATCGTCTGCTATATGTGGAAGCGGACAGCATAACTTTATATTTTCTGGAAATCAGCGACTACTCTTCGGGGTAGCCGCTTTTTTCATACCAAAATTTCAAAGGAGGAACGCACCATGAAAGAATTCTGGAACACCATCCAACTCATTTTTTCCGCTGTGGGCGGCTGGCTGGGGTATTTCCTTGGCGGCTGTGATGGCTTGCTTTATTCCCTGATCGCCTTCGTGGTGATTGACTACATCACGGGTGTGATGTGCGCCATCATCAACCGGGAGTTATCCAGCGCGGTCGGCTTCAAAGGGATCTTCCGCAAAGTGCTGATCTTCCTGCTTGTCGGGATTGCAAACATCATCGATGTGCAGGTGATCGGAACCGGGGCGGTCTTACGGACAGCGGTGATCTTTTTCTATATCTCCAATGAAGGCGTGAGCCTGCTGGAGAATGCAGGACATCTGGGACTGCCGATCCCAGAAAAGATCAAAACGGTATTAGAGCAGCTCCATGACAGAGCAGAAAACGGAAAGGAAGGTAATGAATAATGGCTTACACAAACAGTTCCCTTGTATCTTACACAAAACTCAGCCCTAACCACTCTGGGCAGAGGACGCATTCCATTGACCGAATCACTCCCCTCTGTGTGGTCGGCCAGCTGATGGCGGAGAGCATCTGCGGATGCTTTACCAGCCCGTCCAGAGAGGCCAGCTGCAATTATGGCATCGGGAAAGACGGAAAGATTGCACTTTGCGTGGAGGAGAAGAACCGCTCCTGGTGTTCTTCCAGCAGCGCCAATGACCAGAGGGCAGTCACCATTGAGTGCGCCAGCGATTTGAATCATCCCTACGCAATGACCACCGCCGTTTATAATTCCCTCGTGAAACTGTGTACGGACATCTGCAAACGGAATGGGAAGAAGAAACTTCTTTGGCTGGGGGATAAGAATAAGACGCTGAATTACTCGCCGAAGTCTGATGAGATGATACTCACCGTCCATCGCTGGTTTGCGAACAAATCCTGTCCGGGGGACTGGCTGTATTCCCGGCTTGGGGATCTGGCCTCCAAGGTAACGGCAGCACTGGGAGGTTCGTCTTCCGGATCGGCAGGCTCAGTCTTATACCGTGTCCGCAAAAGCTGGTCGGATGCCAAGAGTCAGAAGGGGGCTTTCAACAATCTGGATAATGCCAAGAAATGCGCTGACTCCAATGCTGGCTATTCTGTATTTGATGAAAGCGGCAAGGTGGTTTATACCGGAAAGCAGTCGGGCGCTGGAAGTTCAACCGGTTCCTTCTTGGTACAGGTAACAGCAACCGACTTGAATATCCGCAAAGGCCCCGGTACAAATTACGGCAAGACCGGGAAGTACACCGGGAAAGGGGTTTTCACCATTACCGAGGTAAAATCCGGTACCGGATCGACCAATGGCTGGGGAAAACTTAAGAGCGGCGCTGGTTGGATTTCCCTGGATTATTGTAAACGACTTTAAATAAAACGGAAAAAACAGGATGCCCGTGGGCTGTGCGATAGATGCACGGCCTGCGGGCTTATTTTTTTGTCTGTAATACCCCCTCAAAACGCTGTAGAAATCTCCGTATTTTGAAGGAGGCATCCTTCGGATAGGAGGAATACCATGCAGGTAACGAAGGTGACAGCTGGTTTTCAGAATCAGACAGCAGAGAGGAAACTATTCACAGACGAGGAACTGCAAAGGGAATTTGACTATTACATGGCGCAAAAACTGCTGGAAAAGCTGCGGGAGGCAGAGCTGATTTCTGAGGGTGAATTAGACAAAATTACGGCGAAAAACCGCCAATCATTCTCTCCCTATCTGGCTCGGATTATGCCCTAAATGACTTGCTATTTGCAGGTGTCAGAGCGAATATGTCCGTACCGAAAGAGAGGTGAGAGGATGAAACGGATCACAAAAATTGAAGAAAATATGCTCCTCGAAAAGAGAAAACTTAGAGTGGCGGCCTACTGCCGGGTATCTACAGCCAGAGATGAACAGCTTGTTAGTCTGGCAGCGCAGAAGGCCCACTATGAGAGTTATATCAAATCTAATGATGAGTGGGAGTTTGCTGGACTTTACTATGACGAAGGTATTTCCGGTACGAAAAAAGAAAAGCGGGACGGGCTGCTGGCGATGGTTGCCGCCTGCGAGAGAGGAACGATTGACTTCGTCATTACCAAATCCATCAGCCGTTTTGCCAGAAATACCACGGACTGTCTGGAACTGGTGCGGAAGCTGCTGGACTTAAATATTTTCATCTATTTTGAAAAGGAAAATATAAACACAGGCTCCATGGAAAGCGAACTAATGCTTTCCATCCTAAGCGGCCTGGCAGAAAGTGAGTCCGTATCTATTTCTGAGAATGAGAAGTGGGGTATCAAGCGGCGGTTCCAGAATGGCACCTTCATTATTTCCTATCCCCCATACGGCTATGCCAACGTGGATGGGGAAATGGTGATCGTACCGGAACAGGCAGAAATCGTGAAACAGATCTTTACGGATACGCTTGCGGGGAAAAGCACCCATGAGATTGCAAAAGGACTGAATGAGCGGTGCGTTGCCACCAAGAAGGGCGGGCGCTGGACACCGAGTACCATCAACGGCATCATTGGGAATGAGAAATATACGGGAGATGTCCTGTTTCAGAAGACTTATACGGACAGCAGCTTTAACCGCCATCAAAACCGGGGAGAAGTTGACCAGTATCTCATGCAGGACCACCATGAAGCAATCATCAGCAAGGAAGAATTTGAACTGGCCAATGCAGTTTTGAAACAGCGAGGGCGTGAAAAAGGAAATGGTCATGACACTGGGAGATACCAGAACCGGTATGGTTTTTCCGGCCGGATCTGCTGTGAAGAATGTGGCGGAAAATATAAGAGACGGATGCATTATAAACCCAGCGGTCGATATGTGGCCTGGGCTTGTGCCAATCATCTGAAAGATAAGGAAAGCTGTTCGCAGAAATACATCACGGATGATGCTTTGAAACTGGCGTTTGTTACCATGATGAACAAGCTGGTCTTTGGACATCAGATGGTGCTGCGTCCTCTTTTGCAAAGCCTGCGGGAGCTGAATGATCAATCCCGGCTGCTAAAGATTGAAGAACTGGAAACGGCCATCGAGAAAAACAGGGAGCAGAAACAGGTGCTGACGAACCTGATGGCAAGCGGCTATCTGGAACCTGCTCTTTTTAATAAGGAAAGTAATGAACTTGCCGCAGAAGCGGAAGCCCTGCGGCAGGAAAAGGATGGGCTGATGCGCTCTGTCAATGGAGATATGGTCAAAATTGAGGAACTGCAGCGGCTGCTCCGGTTTACATCCAAAGGGACCATGATGACGGAATTCGATGATGAAATTTTCCTTTCCTTCGTGGAGCGGATCACCGTACTGTCCAGAAAAGAAGTGGTTTTTGAATGGAAATGCGGACTGTCCCTGAGAGAAAGGCTGGTGGAACCATGAGACACATTCCGTATGGATACCGGATTGAAAATGGCCGGGCGGTCATCGATGAAGAACAGGCCGCCACGGTGCGGGATTTTTTTCAGAACTATATTTCCGGCATGGCGCTTATGCCCGCCGCTGAGAAGGTCGGATTAAATCTGTACCACGGGAGCGCCGGAAGGATGCTCCGGAATAAGAAGTATCTTGGAGATGATTACTATCCGGCTATTATCGACAAAGAAACCTTCGATAAGGCAGAAGAAATACGCATGAGCCGAGCGAAAGCGCTGGGGCGGGTGTGGGAACTGGAAGAAAAGAAGGACATCCTTTTCCCTACCAATTTTACCATGCCTGCAGTGAAAAAGGTTTCTGACGATCCCTTTGAACAGGCGGCGTATGCATACAGTTTGATTGAGAGCGAGGTGGGTGGGGATGGAACTAAGTAGGAATATTACCGTGATCCCTGCCAGAAAGCGGGTAGGAAATACCGCCGCAGTTGGGCAACGGCCAAAGCTGAGAGTCGCTGCTTACTGCCGGGTCTCCACGGACAGTGAAGAGCAGGCATCTAGCTATGAGGTGCAGGTGGCGCATTATACGCAGTTTATCCAGAAGAATCCGGAATGGGAACTGGCCGGGATTTATGCTGATGACGGGATCACTGGAACAAATACGAAAAAGCGGGAGGAATTTAACCGCATGATCCAGGACTGCATGGACGGAAACATTGATATGATCATTACCAAGTCCATCAGCCGGTTTGCCAGAAACACCTTGGATTGCTTGAAATATATTCGGGAACTGAAGGAAAAGAACATCCCGGTTTTCTTTGAAAAAGAGAATATCAACACCATGGATTCCAAGGGTGAGGTGCTGCTTACCATTATGGCGAGCCTGGCACAGCAGGAAAGCCAGTCCCTGAGTCAGAACATCAAACTTGGACTGCAGTACCGTTTCCAGAATGGAGAAGTCCGGGTCAATCACAGCCGTTTCCTGGGTTACACAAAGGATGAGGAAGGAAACTTAGTCATAGAGCCTGCGGAGGCGGAAGTGGTCAAGAGGATCTACCGGGAGTATCTGGAAGGGGCAAGCCTGCTCCAGATTGGGCGTGGCCTGGAAGCAGACGGGATTCTCACCGGGGCTGGGAAAACGAAGTGGCGTCCGGAAACACTGAAGAAGATCCTGCAGAATGAAAAGTACATCGGAGATGCCCTTTTGCAGAAGACCTATACCGTTGATTTTCTCAACAAAAAGCGGGTGCAGAACAAGGGCATTGTCCCACAGTATTATGTGGAAAACAGCCATGAGCCCATCATTCCCCGTGACCTTTATATGCAGGTACAGGAGGAAATGATCCGGCGGGCGAACCTCCATAGCGGAGCCAACCGGAAAAAGAGGGTTTACAGTAGCAAGTATGCCTTATCCAGCATTGTTTACTGTTCCAAGTGCGGCGAGATTTACCGGCGGATTGCATGGAATAACCGTGGAAAACATTCCACAGTGTGGCGGTGCTGTACCCGTGTGGAACACGGACCAACCGCCTGTGACGCACCAACTATTCAGGAGCAAGATCTGCAGGCGGCGGTGGTGCAGGCGATCAACCTTACACTTGGCAACAGAGAAAACATGATGGTCACTCTCCAGGAGAACATAGAAGCGGTGATCCGGCAGGAGGATGAAACCTCATCGGAAGGGATTGAGGCCAAGCTGCTGGAACTGCAAAAGGAACTTCTGAAACTGGCGAATTCGAAAAAGGATTATAACAGTGTTGCGGATGAGATAGACAGGATGCGGGAATTGAAACAGAATGCCCTGGTGGAGAGCGCCGAGCGGGAGGGACTGAAACAGCGGATCAGAGAGATGCGGGAGTTTCTGGAACAGCAGTCCACAGAGGTCACGGAGTATGATGAACTGCTGGTGCGGCGGCTGATTGAAAAGGTCACGGTTTACGATGAGCGGTTTGAGGTGGAGTTCAAATCTGGGGCAAAGGTGGATGTGGAGAGGTAAATAATAGAATGAATGCGGTGCCTTGTGGCTTTTGAAATGGCTGCAAGGTGCTTTTTTAATAGGCTGTTAATTTTAAAGAAGGTAGCTTGTACTTATCAACCATGGGGTTTATAATTGTATTATGCTGATGGGGGTGGAAAATGACAACATCGGATATGATCAGAGAATTGTGTGACAGGATGAATATCAGCCTTGCGGAACTTTGTAGACGGATTGGACAGACTCCGCAGAATTTTAATAAGAAGCTGCAGTGTGGTACCGTTTCTTTTGAGGAAATGGCGAAGATTGCAGAGGCGTTGGATGTTGGATATGAGCAGGCGTTTGTGTTGCCGGATGGATATGAAATAAAAATAGGTAGCAATAAATAAGGAGAGAAAGTGTATTATGCCAGGAGCCGTAATAACGAAACAGGAAGAAGGAACATTTCTGATGCTGTTTAATAGAAGCGGATATGTTCTAAACTTCTCAACTAATGATTTTGATGTGTTTACAACAAACAGCATAGGAGAAGCGTTATGTGCGAAGTATGGTCTTTCAAAAGGAAAGTCTCTTATAGCATACTTGAATAGTGCATCTGATGAGAATAGGTTTAAGTTGCTTTCTGATTTATTCCATTATTATGAAGAGAATATGGAATATGAGTACAATGAAAATTATGAGGATGATTTGTATTGGGGAAGTAGCATTTCAAGATACGATGAAAGATACGCAAGAATCTATAAAAAGTGTAAGACTATCATAGATAGATTGGAAGGCGGTTCATCTGCTATTGCTAAAACGGCCGATGACTTGAAAGGTAAATTTTCAAGTGAATATATGTCTTAGCAAATAGAGTTAATGGTTTCTATGCAGTCAACGAATCCAACAAATGCTATTGGACTTGCAAAAGAGCTTATAGAGAGTTGCTGTAAAATGATTTTGGACGAGTTGGGCATTAAATGGAGTAAAAACGATGATGTTCCTCAACTTACAAATAAAGCGATGGGGGCGTTGAATTTATTACCGGCAAATATACATGAAACAGACCAGGGGGCGGATGCTATAAAGGCTGTTTTAGGAAATTCAAGGGCAATACCGACAAAGTTGGCAGAAATAAGAAATCCATTTGGTAGCGGACATGGGAAAAGTGCATTTTTTCAAGGACTGGAAGAACGCCATGCAAAGCTGGCAGTTGGAAGTAGCATTACATTCGTTGATTTTATCTGGAGTACATATGAGAAACAAAAGTAAATCAGTATGTCACATGGTTTATCAAAAAAATGAAAGCTTTTCTTGATATTATGCGGGACGAAAATGATAAAATGTGTCCTATATGCAGAATTAAAATGGTGTGCTAAAATTTGATACCAGATATTTAATAAATAAATGAGGAGCGGATTAGTACGAAAGAAGCCTATAAATATAATCAATATACAAAACAAAATGTAAGACACAAAGCAATTTATAAAGCAGTAGAAATTTTAACGGCAAAAAGAGAACAGTCATGTTGCGTTGAGAGAAATTATGTGCGCAAAATATATGATTATTATACTTTATCAGAAGATATTAGCCAAAATAAATTGGAGGCTGAGAAAATCAATATTTCTTATATAACAAATTGGGAAAAATTACATGATTCATTAATAGGTACAAAAAGACCAGAAGAGTTGATGGTTTGCTATTTGAGCGGTCCGGAGCCAAGTAATGATTTTAAGGAATTAACTAATTTGGGAGTATTACCTCAAAATATATGGGCTTTTGAATCTGATACTCAAGCATATAAACAGGCGTTAGCTAATTTTGAGCGAGGAGAGTTTCCTCAGCCTAGAATCTTAAAGCAAAATATTGAAACCTTTTTTCAGCAGACACCTAAAAAATTTGATATTGTATATATAGATGCATGTGGAAGTGTACCATCTGCTCAACATTCATTAAGATGTGTTTTAACATTATGCTTGAATCATCGCTTGAATTCACCAGGAGTAATTATAACAAACTTTGCTATGCCTGATATTACGAAAGATGCAATCAATGATTATTATGAAGTAGTGTCGCAATATATATTTTTTAAGAAATATCCTTCTGAAGATTTTGAAATAAATGAATATGGAATTGTAAGTGAAAAATATAATCAGCTTTTAATAAAAGTTAGAGAAAATTTTAGCTACTATTATGGAGAATATATATCAGCAGTTCTGCGTGATATTCCAGCAGTTATAGTCCCTTTAGAAAGAATTGGACGCAATCCATATCTAAATCAAATATTAAATTTAACAACAATAGATAGTAAAAGCGATGAAGAATTTATCTATTTATCAAAAGGAAATTCTATAGCAAGATATTTTTTTACAGTAAATTGTCTTTTGAAGAAGAAAATTTTAGGAGAAAAAAGTCGATGTTTTCTAGGAGAAATAGGCGATTATAGCGATTTGTTAAAAGGACTAAAAATAATTGTGCTATTAAGAAATGGAGTAATTAAATTAAAAGAAGATGTCGAGGAAATAAAGAATTTTTTTGAAGCAGAAGGAAATATATATCAATTCTTGGACAAACCACATAGTAATTTGTTCTTTGATATTATACTCAATCAATTGTCCTATCCGATGCATAATAATGTTTTACATACTGCACGATATCATTATATAGCGAAGACGAATCTCATGTTTACAGATGTGACGATATATGACGAGTGTAGATATATTTATGAATGGCTTCCAGGTCTTCATCAAATTATATCCTCTTTTAGAGATAAATCTTGGCAGTATGTTTTTCGATTTGCCTTAGATGGCTTGGTAAAAATGAGACAAAATTATAATAATGAATTCTTTTTTCAAGGGTCGATTATTTCGAACTCCGTTGATGGATTTTCGAGTAAGAAATTACAGGAAAGAGTGCAGATAAAATAATTACTTAAACTACAGGAGAGATTACAATGTCAAATATACAGTTGGATTATTCTGATATTACAGATATTTTTAAGGAAAAGCTGAAGATTGAAAATATTGTTAAAAAAGTTTCATCAATTTTTTTAAACCAGAGATATTCAGGAAAAATAAATTATAAACCATATTTTCAAAGAAATTATGTATGGGATGAAGAAAAAGCTACATATTTCATTGAAAGTATTTTATTAGGAACGGAAATTCCACCGTTGGTTTTATTTCAAACTAAGGATAAAAATGAGGTTATAGACGGAAGACAAAGATATGAAACTATAAAGCGCTTTTTAGAGGATAAACTTGTCTTAAAAGGTAAGGGATTACATAGTCTAAAAGTTCTTGAAGGGAAGAAATACAGCCAGTTAGATGAGAGTACCAGGGAATTATTTGAAGATACAAGGATTCGTATCTTACAATTTAATGTAGTTGATGAGCCAAAATTGGATGAAGAAAAAGAGGAAAAAATAAAAAAGGAAATTTTTAGACGATATAATTCTGGAATTACACCATTGCAGAAATATGATATTGATAGAGCAGCATATATTGATGATAATCTGTCAAATCAATTGTACAGCAAAATATATAATGATAATAAACTTTATGATTTTTTGTGTGAGATCATCCTTCCTAAAAGTAAAAAGAAAGCAAATAAAAGGGACAAAGTAAATATAGTGGTTTCTTTAGTTAGAAATCTTATAACGCTACCCCTAATTCCGATATATAGTTATTCAAAAGGCAGTTCAAAAGCGGAAATAATATGTAAATATTATTATGCTCAAGTGGCAAATGAAAATGAAACAAAAATATTGGATAAATTTACTACGGTTATAACATATTTAATTAAATTTAATACAATATGTAAAGAGAAGAATGCTTATTTATGCAATAATAATTTATTTTATGAAGTTTTATATTGGGCAATAGATATTGTTTTGGATAATGGTAGAGAAATTAGTGATGATCATGTTGAAAAAATATTTGAGTACATCAATAATGCAGAATGTTATCCGAAATTATGGAATCATATAATAAATAATCCGCAGAAAAGTATGGAGCTGATTTTTGAATCCACCGGTAGTCATTATTATTCTGCGATTAATAATAGATATAATTTTATTGCAAACATATTCCAAGATGCTTTTGAGATTGATTTTCAAAAATATATGAAAAATCCTGATGTTTTTTTAAAAATGATGGAGTCTACAAGTGAAAAAGATGAAATTTCACATTATAAAATTAATAAACCATTACCTGAGACCTTAACTATAGAAGATATTATTTCAGATATGAAAAAATCTAGATTTTTGATAAGACCTAATTATCAAAGATCTGAGGTTAAGAATATACAAAAAGCCTCTTACTTGATGGAAAGTATTTTGTTGGGAATAAATATACCACCATTATTTATTTATAAAAGAGGAGATAAGATAAAAGAAGTGGTAGATGGTCAACAACGTTTACTTACGATATTGGGATTCTTGGGAAAAACATATATAGATGAACGTGGAGAGACAGTTTGCACTGATAAAGATAAATTTAGATTATCCAAATTAAAAATACTTTCTGAATTAAATGGGAAAACTATAGAAACGGTGGGAGATAAATTTGAAGAGAAAATTTTAGAATTCCCGATGGACATCATTGAGATAGATGCAGAACAGAATCCTGACTTTAGCCAAATAGATTTATTTTTACGCTTGAATACAAAACCGTATCCTATAAAAGAAAATACTTTTGAAATGTGGAATGCATATATAGATAAGGATATAGTTATAAAAGTAAAAGATATTGCAGCCAAATATGAAAAAAGAGTTTTTAGAGCTAGAGATACTCGAATGAAATTAGAAGAATTAATAACATCATTAGGATATCTAGATTATAGGATGAATCAACCACATACAGAAATAATAAATCTTTTAAATATCTATAAACGAAATGATAGAATGTGTGCTAGAATCATGAGTAAAGATAATGTTACAAAAACATTGAGTGAGTTATCAAATACTAATCCTAAGGCATTTGTTGAAGCACTTGAAAATGTAGAATTATTTGTAAATAAAATATTAATATTGGTAGAAGACGATCCTGAAAAATTAAGGGAATTGTTCAATCATTCTAAGAAAGGAGTTCAATATAAAACAGATCAGAATTTTTATTTTTTATGGGCTTTGCTTTTTAAAATTTCTATAGAAGAACTTCAAAAAAGAAAACGAAAAGAATTTGGGAGGATATCAAAAATTTTCTCTCTGATTCAAAAGACACCAGCCGATTATACAACGGAAATGTTTTTAAGGGAATTATAAAATAAAGGAATGATATGTTCCCGCATACGACCGAGAGGACAAAAACGGCAGTGGATCAAGGCGGACGAAGCGCCCGGCAAATGACGTACTTTCTGTCCTCTCGTGCCATGTGGAAACCGCCGCCCTATTGACTCAGGCCGAACGGTAATCAACGAAACCTGTCATCCGCCGGGCTGTCCGTGACTGAACGATTCTGTCCGGAAAGTCACCGGCGGAGCAGCATTTTCCGGTAAAGAGGCCCGCCGCAGGCGAAACAGCCATACTTAATATGAAATATTCAGCTTTATCAGAGACAAAAGCTGTCCAGATGAATATTCTTGTGCGGGAGTACCGCTGTTCCGGAGGAACGGATACCGCCAATCCAGCGGCAGGAAACCGCTAATCCGGAACAGGGATACCACACTTAATTGA